GTTACTAAACAGCCCCTCTCACGAGGGGCTTCCATTAACATCCTCACAAAACTATCACCAAACCTAATCCAAAAATAGTTTATCTACTCTCTCCTACCTATAAATAACTTTTACTGTTAATTTAATTAGGTTCTATTACTATTACCTAAAAGATTAGTAGGTAACTATTATGGCTAAAGTAAAAGTATTTAAAGATTTCGTACAAGATGATTCATTCATTATTAAGATTTCTCATAACCCTGTCCTAGATATGACAGGTGCAGTATTTGATGTAACTCTTAAAAAGAACCTAGATGATTCAGTTCCATTGGTTCTAGCTAACTACACTGTATTACCTAGTGAAGATGCAACTAATGGTATTGTTTATATTCCTATTACTAGGGAAGCTACTTCTGCAATACCTGAAGGTGAATACTATGGATCTATTAAAAGAACTATAGGAACCAATACAATTACCCTTCTAAGATCAGGGAAAGATAATGCAGATAAGGTTAAGGTATATAAGACTATTACAGAGAAGGTGATCTAATGACTATAGTAGTTACAGATGATCCAGAAGTAACAGTAGTATTAGCAGATACTACAGAGATAGTAGTTCAATCCTTAACAGATAATAGTAGAGATACTATAGATTTCTCTGCTGGATTCTCAGTTAACGGAGGAGTGATTACTAATCATGGATCTCCTACAAATCCAACAGATGTAGTTAATAAACTCTATGTAGATACTTCATTGTCTGGATCTATTGGAGTATCTATACAAGGTTATTCTTCTGTCTTACAAGCTTCTACAGCTTCATTTACTACTGCTCTATTAACTAAGTTAAATGGTATAGAAGCTAGTGCTAAAGATGATCAGAGTGCCTTTGAAGTACCCTATTCAAATACTGTTTCTGGTTTAACTTCAATACAAGTTCAAGGAGCATTAGATGAGTTGGATGGAATTCTGGATAATGTTATCTCTGGAAGTACTAACATTAGTTTTAGTAATACTATTTCTAAGTTAAATGCTAATACTGTTAAAGGAGCTATAGATGAATTAGCAGTTAGACCTTATGTAACTGTTACTACCAATACCACTATAGATCCAAAGAATTATATAACCTATGTAGATGCTACTTCTGGGGATATTATAATTACACTTCCTACTGCTGTAGGGAACCAAGGTAAACCAATCAATATTAAACGAATTGATAATTCTACTAATGTAGTTACTTTAGATTCTCAAGTAGGTGAAAGTATTGATAACGTATCTTCAGGTAACTTACATAACTTTGATAGCATTACAGTTATTAGTAATAACTCTAATTGGTTTATTCTTTAGGTAAATATTATGAGTAGATTTAATAAAGTAAGAATAGAAGATAGTTTAGGGTATGAACCAGAAGTAGGCTTATTTGGAGCATTGAAAACATCTAATCCTACTACACAAATATCCCATACTTTTGTTAGACCTTTAGATACTGTTAGAGAATTTTCTATAGCAAGTGCTACAGGTACAGGTTCAGTTGCTGCACAATATAATAGATCCCTTCTTAAATGTTCTTCCGGTACTACTGGTACTGCTCAATTACAAACACGTACAGTATTAAGATATAAAACAGCTACTACAATAGAGACATACTTTACAGCTAGTTTTATTGGTTCTGGTGTAGGGGTAGCAGGCCATACTGCTCTTATTGGATTATTTGATGATGCAGATGGGGTATATCTAGGATACTCAGGAACTAATTTTATTGTTGGTTATAGGAATAAGTACCTTTCTGGATATGTAGTTCCTGCTTCTAGCGGAGATCCAGATGTAACTGCTGTAGTAGATATGTCTGCTTATGATCTGACTAAGATTCATAGATTTAGAATTAAGTTTGGGTACTTAGGTGTAGGTAATATTTCTTTTGAAGTGTTTTATTCAAATAAATGGCAATTGCTTCATACCTTTACAACAGATGGAACTCTTTCAAATAGAACACATGTAGGTACTGCTATCCTTCCAATGAGATGTGAAGTAAGTTCTACTTCAGCAGATATTACTATTCTTTCTGGATCTTGGAATGCTCAAACTTATGATAAGTTAGCTAAGATACAAGACAAACCTTTCTTTACTGCTGGGTTTAGAAGTGTTACTCCTGCTACTGCTGGAGGTAATCCTATAGTAGCTTTTAGAAGTAAATTAATGTTTGGAGGATATCCAAGTAAAATACATTCCCAGTTATTATTTTCTGAGTTTGGTACAGGTTCAGAAGGACTTTATAGAATTAATCTATTCTTGTATCCTGCTGGAACTTTTATTGATGGGAATCCCGCTACAGTAGGTGCTACAGAGATAAAAGGTAATTTTGTAGATATCGATGTAAATAGTGTTTTAGAAACTTCTACAGATATTGCTAAAGGAGGATCTGTTGTACTTCCCACAGTTCCTAGATTTTCTACAACTCTTGCAGTTCCTTCTTCTGGATCAGGAGTAGCTTCAGCTAACTTAGATTTTGAAAAGTTAGGAATGATTGCAGCCCCCGGCACTGAAATGTTAGTAACTATGGAAGAGATTATTGGTGGTGTAGGTACTGATACTACTAGCTGGTCTATTGCTTATTTGGATTTAACTTAATTGGTATTAATTATGTTTGAAGAAGATAAAACAATCGAGCAACTTATTAATCCTGCTAAATCCTTAACAGATTGGAAGAATCCTCCTACTGTATCTGATTTAAGCAAAGACTATAAAGAAGCTAAATCTTCACATTCTGCTCAAGTAACCAAGATCAATACTTGGTTAGATAATTTGAATATTACTGGATCTGCCAAAATGGATAAAACCAAAGGCAGATCTTCAGTACAGCCTAAACTTATCCGTAAACAAGCAGAGTGGAGATATGCTTCTTTAGCTGAACCTTTTCTAAGTACAGAAGATCTCTTTAATATCTCTCCTGTTACGTATGAAGATAAACAAGCAGCAGTACAGAATGAGCTTATCCTTAATAATCAATTTAATACTAAGTTAGGTAAAGTTAAACTGATTGATGAATATGTTCGTACTGCTGTAGATGAAGGTACAGTTATTGTTAGAGTAGGTTGGGATTATCAAGAAGAGGAACAAGAGGTTGTAGTTCCTGACTTTGATATTGTTCCTGTAGATGATCCTCAATTAGCTTTGGCTCAAGGACAATCCCCACTCCAAGAGATTCAAGTTGGTTCTCATGTAGAGAAACAGGTAGTAGTAATTAAGAATCAACCTACAGTTGAAGTATGTAATTATAACAATGTAATTATTGATCCAACTGCTAGAGGAGATTTAGATAAAGCTAACTTTGTTATCTATATGTTTGAAACCTCTATGTCTGATCTTGAGAAGGATGGGAGATATTCAAACTTAGATAAAATCTCTGTAACTAATGCTAGTGTATTAGCTACTCCAGATTATGTAACTCAAGATGCTTCATTTACTTTTGCAGATAAACCCAGAAAGAAGTTTGTAGCTTATGAGTACTGGGGATTCTGGGATATTCATGGTACAGGTATAGCTAAACCTATTGTTGCTACTTGGGTTAATGATGTAATGATTCGTTTGGAAGAGAATCCTTTTCCAGATAAAAAAGTTCCTTTTGTAGTGGCTCAATATTTACCTGTAAGAAAATCCATCTATGGAGAACCAGATGGGGAACTATTAGAAGATAACCAAAAGATCATTGGTGCAGTAACCAGAGGCATCATAGATATTATGGGTAAATCTGCTAATGGTCAGATGGGAAGTAGAAAAGATGCTTTAGACGTTACTAATAAACGCAAGTTTGATAAAGGATTAGATTACGAATTCAATGGTAATGTAGATCCAAGACAAGCATTTCACATGCACACTTATCCTGAGATACCCAGATCTGCACATGAAATGATTGCACTTCAGAATAACGAAGCAGAAGCCCTTACAGGAGTTAAAGCTTTCCATAGTGGTATTAGTGGTAATGCTTTAGGAAATACTGCTACAGGCATTCGTAGTGCGTTAGACGCCACTTCTAAACGAGAGTTAGGTATTCTTCGCAGATTAGCAGAAGGTATTAAAGAGATTGGTAGAAAGATTATAGCAATGAATGCTGTATTTCTTTCTGAAGAAGAAGTAGTAAGAATTACTAATGAAGATTTTATTAAAGTACGTAAAGACGATCTTGCAGGTAACTTTGATCTTAATTTAGGTATTAGTACTGCTGAAGCAGATAATGAGAAAGCTCAGGAATTAGCTTTCATGCTACAGACTACAGCACAATCAATGGGGCCAGCATTTTCTCAAATTATTCTTGCAGATATAGCAAGATTAAGGAAAATGCCTGATTTAGCTAAACGTATAGAAACCTTTCAGCCTCAACCTGATCCAATGGCTCAACAGAAAGCTTTACTTGAGCTTGAGTTGTTGAAGGCTCAGATTGCTAATGAACAGGCTAAGGGTCGTGAAAATGCTGTAGACGTACAATTGAAAGCAGCTAAGACACAAACAGAACTGTCTAAGTCTCGTAACTTGGATAGTCAATCAGATCAGAATGACTTGGATTTCTTGGAACAAGAAAGTGCAACCAAGCATTTAAGAGAATTAGATAAGTTAGAGACTAAAGCTAAACTGGATCAAGATTTGAAAGTTAGTGATGCTCTTCTTGCTAATGCAAAAGGAAGTAACTCTTCTAAAGAAGAATCTTCCAATACTACTGGACTAAGTAATATCTAATTACAAAGTCATTATTAACTCTAATGAGGACACAAATAATGAGCATTACCCAAGCACTAGAACAGATTGAATTGAGTATCGGACAAGCTAAAGCCAACATTGAAAAGATGGAAGCTTTACAGCGTCTAACTGCAAATAAGGATTTTGAGAAAATTGTTCTTGAAGGGTACTTTGAAAAAGAGGCTAGTAGACTGGTTCTACTTAAAGCAGAACCTGCTGTGCAAGGTGCAGATGAGCAATCACAAATTAATAAATCAATTGATGCTATTGGTTATGTACGCCAATACTTCAATACCATTATGCAATTTGGGCGTATGTCTGAACGAGCACTTCTTGAAGATGAAAAGACTCGTGAAGAACTCTTGTCTGAACAGATTGGAGAATAAGTATGTCTGATGAAGTAGTGGTAGATTCAGGTGGAGATATGCTAGGAATGTCTGATGAAGCTTTTGCAGAATTAGACTTCAATTCTTTTGGTTCTACAGCTACTGAGGAAGGCTCTGTAGAGCCTTCTGATACTCCTGTAGAGGATGAGGTAGCTGATAATATACCTTCAGAAGAAGATAGCTCAGAAGAGCCTATAGAGGCTTCTGAAGAAGAAGGTATTGACGAGGAAGAAGAAACTCCTACAATAGAAGAGGAAGTAACTGATAATTCAGAAGAAATCGATTATAAGGCTGAATATCAGAAGTTATTTAAACCCTTTAAAGCTAACGGTAAAGAGATCCAAGTAGATAATGCTGAGGATGCTATAGCCTTAATGCAGATGGGGGCTAACTATAATAAGAAGATGGCAGGGCTAAAGCCTAACCTGAAAATTATTAAGATGTTAGAAAATAACGGATTACTTAGTGAAGATAAACTTAACTATTTAATTGATTTGGATAAACGTAATCCAGAAGCTATTAAAAAGTTAATAAAAGATAGTGGTGTAGATCCTTTGGATCTGGATTTAGAAGCACCTAATGGTTACAAGCCAAATACTTATAATGTACATGATAGTGAAATCGCTTTAGACGGAATACTTGAAGAAATACAAGGCACAGAGTCTTTTAATCAAACTATCGACATCATAAGCAACAGGTGGGATAACTCCAGTAAGAAAGTTTTATTAGATCAACCTGAGATTATCAAAGTATTAAATGAACATGTATCTAATGGCATTTACCAACAGATTACCAATGTCATTGAATCAGAGAGAATGTTAGGAAGATTGGTAGGATTGTCTGATATTGCAGCTTATAAACAAGTAGGTGAAATGATCAATGCTAGGGGTGGATTTAATAAACCTGTTAGTAAATCAAAAGAACCAGTAGTTAATAAGCCAAATAAAGTAACTGTAGATCCTGTGCTTAAAAGTCGAAAGATGGCAGCAAGTTCTACTAAAGCAACTGTAACTGCTCCGGTTAAACAAGATTTTAACCCTTTGGCTATGTCAGATGCTGAGTTTGAAAAATTGATTCAAAAACAATTTCTTTAATTAAAAGGTATTAAGTTATGACTGGTGAAGCTATTTATGGTACTGGTTCCAATTCAAGTATTGGCCCTCAAATAAGTATTGGCCCTCAAATTCGTACCGACTATTTTCAAAAGAAAGCTCTGGTAGAAGCTGCTAAAGAATCCTACTTTGGTCAGTTGGCAAATGTTGAATCCATGCCTAAAAACATGGGTAAGACTATTAAGCGTTTCCACTATTTGCCTATCCTTGATGATCGTAACATTAATGATCAGGGTATTGATGCTAATGGTGTATCTACTGCAACTAACGGTGCTACTGCCAAGTACACTATTAAAGCTGTAGCTCCTGCTGCTCAAGGTGGTTCTAGTTACTACTTTGAAGGTATGGATAGCAATGCTACTTTTGCTACTGCATTGGCTGCTGCTCAAGTTAAAGCAGAAGGTAAAGTACGAGTATTCTTGCTTCAGTTGGGTTACAACGATGATGACGTTGCAGATCCAGAAACCTATGCAGAATTGACTACTGCTGCTATTGCAGATGGTTGGGTATTCTCTGTAGCTGATGCAGGTACTCTACCTGATTACGGTAACTTGTATGGTTCTTCTAAGGATGTAGGTGTAATCCAAGGTAAGATTCCTGCTCTGTCTGAAACAGGCGGACGAGTAAACCGTGTAGGTATGAAGCGTATTGAACTGGAAGGTTCATTAGAGAAGTTTGGCTTCTTTGATGAGTACTCGGCAGAATCTATTAATTTCGATTCTGATGCAGAACTGGAAATGCATTACACCTCAGAAGTAGTTAAGGCAGCTAACGAAATTACTGAAGATCAACTTCAGATTGATTTGTTGAATAGTGCTGGTGTAGTTCGTTATACAGGTACTGCTACTTCTGTAGCTACTCTGAAAGGTGGTACTACTCTGGGTGCAGCAGATACTGTTAC